TACTCTTTCAGACCGTCCTGGTCAAATACATTCAAGTGTCTCATTCTTTACACTCCCTTATGCAATGTAACCGAAAACGGTCACGATGAGGTTCGATCCGGTGCCGTTGGCATCGGCTACAATTTCAAGGCCCTTCTCTGCAGTGAAGCCTGCTCCCTGAGCAATCGGATCAGCAAGTGTGGCATCAGCGATGGTCAAGGCGGCATTCGCCGTAAGACTGGCAACTGCGAACTCTGCACCGACAACGTCAGCGCTATCCTTCACCTGCACCTTGGTAGCGGTTGCCCATTCGGTTGCACCGTCGACACTTGCGAAGATGCTATGCAGATAGACCTTCTTCCCGGCTGGCACCTTTGCATCTGCAAGCAGAACAACTTCGGTGGCTCCTGCGGCGCTGGTCAGCGTAGCGGTTGCTTTGAACGGGATACCGGCTTCAGCGGTGATCGCGGCGATTGCAAGCTCGGCCGCATCGACCTCGGCCTGGATGTCGACCAGCGAGGCGGGCACGACCTTTGCATAGCGCTCTTTCTCGAAGACGATCACGCCGTCGGAATTCTTGGCTACCAGCAGATAACCGACAAGGTAATACCCTTCGGTAATCGTGTCGCTGAACGTCTTGGTAGCGGGGTCCCAGTAGACAGGGTTGCCGATGGTTGCAAACGTGTTCTGGGTCGCGTGCAGGTCGTCGGTCTGGATCTGAATCCCTTCCTCGACGTGCAGGCTACCTACCGCGTTCGATGCGATGTCCTCATCCGCAACTGCGGCATAAGGCCCGACGATGGCGAACTGGTACTGGTCGAGATCACCGCCGGTGCCGTTCTTGATGCGAACATGGTCGCACTTTTCTTTTTCGATGAATACGGTCATTTTTTAACCCTCTCTCTTAGTACTTCGCGACGATCTTTCCGCCGACGGTCTTCTGCTCAGTTTCCTTCGGGTCCACAATCACATCAAGAGTGCCTGCCGCCTTCTCGGCCGCGAGCTTCTGTGCAATCGGGTCCTTCTGGATATCCTCGATCTTCATGTTCTGCGCAATGCATCGGTTGGCATAGTCGCGGAGCAGTCCATCCTTGCCGAATGCGGCATCAAGCTGTACATCGAGCGCTGCCTTCTCGGCATCATTTGCCTTCTTGATAAGCTCTGCAGGATCATTATCACCCAGAGCATCGAGCGCTGCCTTCTGCTTGTCGGTGATCAGCTTGTCCTTGGCTCCGAACAGGTCCAATGCGGCATCGAGCTTATACTCGCCGCTCTTTACGAAATCTTTCGCAGCGTTCAGAAAATCTTCGAATTTCATTGCTTCTTCCTTCGGCTTTGGAGGCTCGCCGAAATAAGCGGCTACCATTTTAAGCCTTTCATGATATTTGTACTTCTCGATATCAAGCACGTTCGACGCCTGATCACTCGCCTTCCCAGTCTCAAGGAAATCGGTTGCGAATCCAGCGTCAACAATCTCTTTCCCATAATACCAGGTCTCTTCGTCCATGAGATTGAGAACCTCGTCGATTCCCTTTTTGCTGAAGCGCGACAAGCGGTCAGCAATATGCTTGTTCAGTTTCTCAAGCGACTCGGCTTCATTCTGCATGTCGTGATAGTCGCCAAAACACCAATTGGCTGCATTGTGGACCATATAGACGGTGATATCCTGGGCCACCACCTTCTGGCATGCAGTTGCGATGTACGATCCGATGCTTGCGACAAGCCCGCCCATCAGACACGACTTCTTGCCGGTGTACTTGTCGATCAGGTCATAGATGGCTATGCCCTCGGTGACGATGCCACCCTGGGTATTGAGATGGATTTCCACCTCTTCGCCGTTGGCTTCATCAAGCCACTGCTTGACCATCGTACTGGTCAGATCATATCCAATGTAGCCTGACAGATAAATTCGCTTCATAGTTCCATTTTCCTTTATGCATCAGCATTTGTCAAGTGCTATGATATCGTTCCGTAGTAGGCATCATTCCACTCGTCCAGGTAATCAACGCTTTCACCCTCAGACCAGCGCTTCAGGTCGTCAACAAACTCATCGGCATCACGTAGCCTTGGCATGAGGTAGCACCCACAATTAGGATGAGGCTGGATTGGAACCTGCTCAGCTGTATACGGGCTTCCGTGTGCATAGTCAGGACACGCACAGTCCCAATCGGCGCGGCCAGCTTGCATCACCCAGTCGAACAGGTCATATGCCCCTGGGTTGCGCTTGCCTGCCAATACTCCAGCCTCCTTGAGTGATGCATACAGCTCGGTGCGAACCAATCGCATTGCGCGGTAGTCCACGTTTTTAGGTATACGTTTCGCAAATTCCTTGGTGCCAGCCTCGAGCTTGCCGTATCTTTTCATCAGCTTTGATTTTCCGCCGACAAGATACTCGGACAGATCGTCAGCAATCTTCACAGGATCACGCCCTTGTGCAAGCCCTGACAGGATAACCTGCTTCACATCAGTGGGGAATGCCTCGCCTACTCGCCAGACGCGCTCGCTGAAGGTATATCCGTCAGCGAACATGCGCGTTGCCATATTGGACAGCACCTCATGATTAACGCCAATGAACATGTTGCGAATCTTCACGGCGGACAAGCCTGCACCGGCTCGCATATTGGCATCAGTAAGCCACTTCTCATCGACAGCCGAAAGCTGTGATGCGACATTCTCAACAGCGATCGGTGTCTCATCTGACAGCGACTTGGTTATGTCGAGCACACCTGCCTTGAGCTGCATCTCAATCTGCTGCCAACTCTTGATGGTCAAATCAGACGTACCGCTCAGCTGTGCAAGCCTCAGCTCTGCAGCTACCTTGTCGCCGGCCTTTATATATGCTTGCCTGACTTGGGTCATAGCCGTTTTCAGAAGCTTCGGACTTGCCTTTCTTACTGAGCGGTACGCCCTCTCATATTCGGTATGGGTCATTCGAACTCATCCCTCGCCATGTCGTAGTCGGCATCGCGGAACTGCTTGTGCTTTGCAATCTCGGAAAGGCCCTGCACAAACTCTTCGTATGTCTCGACCGTTGACGACGGATACAAGGCGTTCCACATCTCATAGAGTTGTTGCTTGGTTGCAGCACCACCATCAACAAGGCGCGCTGCTCCTTCTGCAAATGCCTTGAACACCTCGGCTTTTGTCTTAGCCGACAACTTGTCGAGTGCTCCCCATTTTATCTCTATATCAGGATCAACCGCCTGCATGCGTGCTACGCCCATGAGCCTGATGGATGCGGTGAACAGGTCGCGGTAGGCCGCTGTCTTCTGTTCGCGCTTGCCCTCGACGAAAAGCAAAAGCATTCCCATCTGCTCTTCTACCGATGCGTGGTTGCCCTCAGACTTCAAGCCCCAGCAAATCTCTGGGACGACAGATCCCTCAACGATTTTTCGGAATGTGCGCTTCAAGGCCGACTCATATGCCTGCCATGCGTTGTCTGCGAACAGCACAGAGGTTTTCTCCCCCTCAACATTAAGGAAAAGGTCAGCCTTGCTCACGTCTATGTCTGAGACACCAGAGAAGCCGTTGTTCGCAAGCCACGTGCTCGCCTGCTTGGTCTCGATTATCAGCTTGGGTCTGAACTTTGACAGCACCTCTGCCTGTGCCAGCTCGATGTCGTGATAGTTCTTCAGGTCGTAGACAATGCGCTCATAGTCTGAATGGCCCCTCACCTCGGTAGCATCAGCGTTGTTCGCGAATGGGATAGGTAACACCCTCGCGACATTCGGCATTGTTTCGTTTGCCGGTGTCTCGCGGAGTGTGCTCTGCGTCCATGTTGTTGTTACGCTGTCGCGTGTGAAGATTCGCTTCTTCACGGCGGTGCCCGTGGTCATACCTGAGTCGATTGTGACTGTCAATTGTTGCTCGATGATGATTTTTGTCACATCACCTGTTCTTGGGTCGCGAAGTATTTGCACCCCGTCGTCGGGGATTATCTCCCATCTGACCTTGCGTTTCTCCGCATCAAAGTAGGGCCACACCCACAACGTGCCGTCTCTGTGGCATTCTGTGTGCATCTGTTGCATCAAGGTAGAATATTCTTCAGTCAGCTCGTTAAGCATCGACTGGATAGTATCATTCTCGCTTTCAGCTACAGGCAGTCCCATGAACCAGACAGGGATTGCGATGGGGCTGAAGGCCAAACTTCCGGCCAGCTTCATGCCGTTGTATTCGTTGTGGTACAGTCCGTAGGTAAGATCGCGGTCTACAACCATGCCCTCGGTCCAGTCGACCACACCCCGGTTCATGCGCCGCTGCCTCGTCTTGTTCTCATTTGTAGATGCTCGGTTGAAGAAAAGTCCCATGGGTTATGATCTCCTTCGGTAAGTATCACACGATTTGCGCAAGTCGTCAAGAACGGTCGATATTTCGTGCTCGCCGTAAAAATAGCAGGTGCGACCCTTGTAGTGGTATTCGCGCTTGCCTCTGTATCCGATTATGATGTTGTATTTTAGCCTAGGTAATGCCGACTTCTTTGGCATGTGGTCTCGTATTGACAAGGTTCCGATATCGGATGAATGCAGGTACACGCTGGTTGTTTTCTTCGCATGGTAGATTGAAAGCGGCATCCCATCAAGGGCGATCATCACTCGCTCGTACACATCGGAAGTCGTCACCACCTGCGCCTCCTTGCCATCTGCTCGCGTATCTCGTCCGGGAATATTATGCCGGTACCGTCGTAGTAGCATAGAAGCAATGCGTCTGCTTCGTCAGGGCTTCTTCCGCAACGTTTCTTGTAGTCGTCCTTGCTTTCGATCTTGCGCCTGCCCTGGTGATCGTATGAATACTGCCTGCCTGCAAGCTCTGCCATCAAGACAGGATCATCAGGGATTGAAGCCTCATCAACTGGGAAATTGAACCAGAGCTCGTCTGCTACACTAGTGTAGCGATCCTTGTCTGAGGGTGAGCCGCCGAAGTTTACCGGGACAACTTTTGCACCAAGCTCCCTTAATCTATCAGTTACGGCCCCACCTATTCCAGTGTCGTCAACATAGATGGGGATTGATGGGTCATGATTAGCCATCGCCCAGAGCTCGTATGCGGTTGTCATCGTATCCTGTTTTGAGAATGACTTGTGGTCTATGACAGCCAAACCCTTGCGCTTGTACATAACGGTGCGATCATCACCGTACCTCGCAACGTCGCAACCTATCTGCACGATTCCCACAGGCTCTATCTTTCGTTCCATTGCAGCACGGATTGATACACGGCTCATTACGGATCGCTGGCCTTGCTTGCGTGGTTGCCCGCCCCAGATGTGTTCGGCTTCGTCGGGGTCGAGCGCATAGTCGGCTTCCATCTCCTTCTGCAGCTCGGGTCCCCACCAGGGGTTGTCTATTGGTCCAGGTTCAAGCCAGATTCGGAACACGTCGTCGCGGCTTGATTGCCACAAGCGCATATCAATTGGGTCGCTCTCAGTCTCGGGGTTCCACGATGCCCACAGCTCGGAGCCTGGTTTTCTCAAGGTAGGCATGATCATACTTAAACTCTCGTTTGATATGACCGCCGCTTCCTCGAGCCAGAAGATATCGAACGACTCCAAGCCCTTTACCTGGTTTGCCGCGCGTATGTCCTTTAGCCCGCGGAATATTATCTTTGAGCCACAAGGAGACTCAAGGCTCTCGTTCGTGATCTTCCATCCCTGGTATCCAAGGCGTTCGACCGTCTGCTTCATTAAGGCATAGGATGATTCCTCTAGAGTTTTCTGTATCTCGCGGAAACATCCGATGCGAAGTTTACGCCGGTGAGCCATCTGGATGAGCAGGCTCGCAATTGCCCAGGACTTACCAGTTCCGCGCCCCGACTTGGCAAGCTTTATCCTTTTTGGCAAGCGGAAGCAGTCGAGCTTGGGAACAACCCGCTCGCGCTCCTGTTGGATGATTAGGCTTGTCAGGTAGGCGTGGTCCTTGGGTGTCAGCATGTGAAATGTCCGAATGCAGCAAGCGGCTCATATTTTACATCAAGAAGATTCAGATCCTTGATGATGTTCGCAGGTATGCATTCATCGTAGAGATACTCAAGCGGCTCTATCTGCCCGACGTCGCTGTCGATATAGATTGCCATAGGACGCTTAATCCCGATTGAATATGAAAGCTGCACCTGGCACCACTGGAGATCATAAAGGCTGACCATCATCTTTGCAATCTCCCTGGCCTTATACGCACCGCTTCTATCAACCTTCGTCGGGTCCTTCCCGCTGAATGCCCCACCGCCGACCGGTGCGAACCCGTGATAGCTATCCACCACGATCTTGCGCCCGGTCAATCCTGCATCACCAACAAATCCTCCGATCTCAAATCGCCCGGTAGGATTGATCAGGAATCTTCGCGGTGGTGCGATGTTGTATTTTTCAAGAATTGAGAGCGCTAGATTTTTCACAAGACCGTCTGTTTCTTCTCTCTTGTTTTCGGTGTTCTGATAGCAGATCGTGAACGTGTCGATTCCGACAAGTTTGAAATTATCGTCATAGATACCAGTTATCTGCGCCTTGCCATCGGATCGCAAAGCGCTGTGCAAAAACCTTGACGAATCATAAGACTTGGAGAAGTCCTGGAGGATAACCATTGCCTTTGGCAATCGCTGCAATGTCTCATTGCATGCATATCCAAACATCATTCCGTTGTCACCAGCCCCACCAATAACATCATTCGTGCCCATAGCAATATCGTAGCTCTGGCGACCGACATCGACAAGGATTTTCATCTCGGGGTATCCGACATCTTTCAACACACGCTTTGCAATATGCTCGATGTCAATCTTTGCATTGGTTGTGATCTCACCCGTTATATACAAGGCGCTCTTCCCGCCCATGACCTCGACACCGCATCGGCTGTGTTTATCTTGCTCAAGGCATGCGTCAAGGATCGCGTCTGATACCTGGTCACAAACCTTGTCAGGGTGTCCGCGGAATACAATCTCGTTGCTGAATAGCTTCATCTGAAAAAATCCTCCACTTTTATTGGCTCACCATTTCTGGTAATGTTTGCTTCTCGTCCATTCTCTTTGCACCATCTTGCATAGCGGCCGACTATCACATCACAGTAATGCGGGTCAAGCTCAACAAGTCGTGCTCTTCTGTTTAGTTTCTCGCAGGCTATAAGGGTCGTACCAGATCCTCCGAATGAATCCAAAACAATATCGCCTTCTTTGGAGCTGTTCTTTATCTGGTATGAAAAGAGCTCAACAGGTTTCATGGTAGGATGCTCTTTACTTACAGACGGTCTATTGAAATCAAGAACCGTTGTTTGGCTGCGATCAGAATACCAGGAATGAGACGCACCCTCTTTCCATCCATAAAGACATGGTTCATGCTTCCATTGGTAGTCCTGGCGGCCGAGTGTCATTGCCTGCTTGTTCCAAATCAAACACTGCCTTACATCAAGTCCGCAATCCCTGCATGCTCCCCGGAAATTGAAGCTCTCGTTATCTGCATGCCAGATATAAAAGGCAGCGCCATCCTTCATGAATTCCTTTGCGGAAGAAAAGGCCTTCACAAGAAAGCCTCTGAAATCATCGTCAGACTGACTGTCATTCATGATGATCTGCCCATCAGTTCTTCTGTGACGTTTCCTTGCATCATCTTTACTTCCACCATCGCCAAGAGCTACGTTGTATGGAGGATCGGTCAGCCAAAGATCAACAAGATCGTTCCCAAGAAGCTTTGCTAAAACCTGTTGGTCAGTACTGTCTCCACATATAAGCATCCCCCCACCGAGATTATAAATATCACCAAGGACAGTGACATTTTCCTTCACCTCTGATATCTCATCATCGCCAGTTGTCTCATCTTCGGTCTGACTTTCGATTTTCAGTTCACTATCCACCAGCCTCAACGTCTCCGCCACCTCGCCACCGATCTCATCAAGCCACTCGCTCAGCTCCGATGCGTCAAACTCCCCGTACTGGCTGCTGATCGCCAACAGCTTCTTGCGTGCGTCCGCTTCGTCGCTGGCCTCGATGAACGCCACGGGAAGCAATGGCATGTCCCACCCTTCCTCGCGTAGCGACTGCAACGCCCTAAGCCTTTGGTGACCGTCCAGCACTTTGTATTGGCCTTCATGATCCCACACGAAAAACGGGACGTTGAACCCGTCCTCGATGATCCTCTTCTTCAGTTTCTCAAGATTCTTTTTTGACAGCTTCTTCAGGTTGCCCTGGAACTCCTCGATCCTGTCCAGTGGCAGCGTCTGCGCCCCTTTGCATGTAACCCTCAATGTACTCACGGATTTTTGCCTCTCTTTCCTCGTATGTCATCTGGTCAACGCTGACATTTCCGCTGACCTCTATTTCCTGCTTTGGATTCCCGAACGCCCTGTCAAGAAGATACTGCAGGTTGATCAGCGAGCCCTTCTTGAAGTCGTTCAGGTATGACTTGATGAAAAGCCTTATGATCATCGGCTGCTTGTTGTCCTGGAGAATATCCACAAGCTCATCATATGACTTGCTGAACAGCACGTTCTTGATCATCAAGGCAACGTCCTCACGGTTGATGTCGTTATCCTTGATGTATTTCTTGAGCACAGAAGGCTTCCTGCCACGTTTGGCAGGTTGCCTTTCAGATGTAAATGGTTTTAGGTTCTGTAAGCTTTTCTCGTTTACCATCACGATTACATCCTACCATCATATTTCTTGTCAAGCAATCCCTTCTTCTTGTGACCAGCCATGCTGCGCGCGCCTTCTGCAACACCTTGCAACAGTTGGGTTGTCACCCCGAACAAGCCAGCTGCCTGGTTGAGGCTGATGCATTCGCTACCGATCGTGAAGAACGGCACACGATTGCGGAAACCGAGGACGTAACCAGCAACTATCAAGCTGTCACCTTCCATGCTTATGCGAGGCTTTGGATTTTTGATCCCTATAAAAGCCCGGCACCCAATGACGAGCCCCTTGATGTAGTCGCGGCTTCTTCTTGCAATCGATGCCATCTCGATGTGGCTCCACATCACGTTGCCTGAATCATAGAATCTCAGGTTCATGTCAACATGCCAGTGCTCATACGTGTCGTTTCCTACGGTGATCCTCAATGTTTTTGGTGTCGTTGTTATCTTCATACCAAGTATTCTAGCATCAAGTTCTTGATATGGCAAGACTTAAAATCAAAAGAGTTTCTGCATTATGTGACAAGATATTTGATGCTAAATATTTACAATGAAAACAGTTAAATATACAATCAAAATTTCCGATGTAGCATAGTATTCCAGTATCAAACATTTACACAGCAAGCAATTAAAACAAATACTTTCACGTGCTACAAAACCTACTGATACTATGTGTGCGTATGTGGGCGCGCGTAATTACGCGCGTGTACGTGTATGCGTATGCGCGTATGTGTGTGCGCATACGTAGCTGTGTTTCTGTGTATGTATTATTATTATTATTAATTTATTATAATATATATATATAGTATAGTACAACTATGCTACATACTTGTTGCAATTTGTACCAATAGTACAGATATTCGCAAAAAGCTGGTAGCAACATTTTTTTCGTGTGGAAATAAGAACATGTGATGTAAAGAAATAGTATGGCAAAACTAATGGAAATCAGAAAACTGTTGCTTGAAATATGAAGATATGCTATTCTTTTCTCAGGTTCGACGGATGAGAAGAAATCGCTGCTCTTCCCATCTGTCGAATTGCATATGATAGCCTTGATGGCTTCACCCTGTAGCGACATCAGCAATGATGAGGGTGGAGACATCGGGGCTTTTTTATTAATAAAACATGTTGACAGATAAGAAAACATAATGTAATCTGTGATAGCGATGGAGGCAACAAATGGAAAAGACTGAGATGATGAAGAAGTTTGAGGCGGAGACGGGGAAGAGGTTCTCGCATATGCAAAAACATGCCGTAGAGGGTGATATAAACTGCACAATGTCGACTGGGTATCTTGCATGGCTCGAAGCCAAGGCCGCCGCATACGACAGGCTGATGAGTGGTGGGAAAGTCTCTAACGCAAAGGAGGCGGCAAATTTCTATGGAAGACCAGTAGCATCAGTCGATAGGGAATGGAAAGTATTCGAAAACTTACCCAAGTATGATGGATATAGATGGTGGGATATGGAATCAAGAGCTTTTC